TGCTGGCGGTAACAGCTAAGACGGCAACGGTGAATCAGTACGGCGACTATATCAAGCTGTCGGATATGCTGGAACTTACCGCAATCGACAACAATGTAGTGCAGTCAACAAAGCTGCTCGGCAGTCAGTCGGGAAGAACGCTTGACACGATAACAAGAGAGATAGTTAACGCAGGAACGAATGTTATATATGCCTGCGGCAAGGACGGGAGCGAGGTGCTGTCAAGAGATGAACTGAGCAAGGACTGCGTTTTATCGGTGGATACGGTATTCCGTGCCGCCGCACAGCTTGAGAGCATGAATGCAGACGGAATAGACGGGGAGAGCTATGTTGCGATAATTCACCCTTATGCCGCCTATGACCTTATGAGAAGTGCGGAGTGGGTCGATGTGCATAAGTATGCCGATCCCGAAAGCATATTCAAGGGGGAGATAGGCTCGCTCGGCAATGTGAGATTTGTAAAAAGCACGGAGGCGAAGATATTTGCCGATGAAAGCTGTCCGCAGTTCTATCAGCTGACCTCCGACGCAAATTTCCTTGAGGGAAAGGACTATTATACGAAGTCGGGCGACAGCTATCAGAAGGCAAGCGTTTCGGCGGGCGGACAGGTCACAGCCTCGACATATTACGAAAAGAAGGCGCTTGCGGTGTTCTCTACTCTGGTTATAGGAGCGCACGCATATGCGGTGACGGACGTTGCCGGCGGCGGTCTTCAGCATATAGTAAAGCAGCTCGGCTACGGCGACGATCCTCTGAACCAGAGAGCGAGCGTGGGCTGGAAGGCGGTACGCACAGCCGAGATACTTACGGACGAGTATATGGTGAGAATAGAAAGCTGTTCTCCTGTTTATTCGGAAAAGACGAGCGCAAATTAAAGCCGGTAAAGGACAACCGGAATAAGCGGCACAGGGTCACTGCAGGGTATGGTGACAGCAACGGCAGTGCGGGAGGGTAAGGGGAATAATATTGCAAAGGAGAAATATATGAAAGAAAATTTAACTGAGCTTGTGGCGGTAAGGCTGTTCAAGGACAATGACAAGTACAACTCGGATGTGTTTGTATCGGTGAACTGCAACAATTATCTTATACGCAGAGGTGAAACGGTGATGGTGCCGTTGTTCATAAAAAAGGAACTGGACAGAGCAGAGCTTCAGAGAAAGAGAGCGGAATACTACCGTGATGAAGGCTGGAAGCAGTCGCTGATAGTGCAGGAGGGCAAGTGATGACGGTAAAGGAAGTCATTGAAACGGTTGACGCACTGCGACCGAACGAGATTGCCGCAGAGGACAAGAGAAAGTGGCTTTATGAGCTTGAAAGCAGAATATATGAGGATCTGTATGTTACGCACGAGCATGAGGGGATTGGGTTTACCGATACGGAAAAGATCACGAGCGACGGTACAACGGAGCTATTTATAAAGGCTCCGCACGATGAGATATACGTTCTTTATCTTTGCTCGCTGATAGATTTTTATCATGCGGAGTATGAGAGATATGCCAATGACAACGCTCTGTTTGACGCTTTGTATGAAAGCTGCTGCCGTTTCTGGAACAGCAGGCATATTTCGTGCGTGAGAACCGAGATCACGGGATAGGAGGAAGAACTTGGCGGTAAGAGAAATAACGGGTGGTACGGAAAGTGCCGTAAAGTTCGGCGGTATCGATCGCTCGAACGGTACGCCGCTTGGATACTGGCAGGAGCTGTGCGGTATGGATTTTACCGCTTTTCCTGCGCTTAAAACGGTAAAGCCGTTTTCGTACAAGGCGTTGGCTGACGGTATAACGGGGTATATCATAAAAAACGGAGAGATAGTATACACAAAGGCGGACGGTATATATATTTCGGGAGTGAAAACGGCGGTAAATCTCAGTGCAGGGGAAAAACAGCTTGTGTCGCTGGGAGCATACATACTGATAATGCCGGACGAGGTGCTTGTAAATACCGCTGATACGCCTGCAAGCGTGCAGTATACGGCGAAGCCCTCGCTTTCAGGCACGCTGTTCGAATATAACCAGAACCAGACACGGCCTACGGTTTCTATATATAAGCTGTTGTATCTTGATGTGCCTGAGGAAAGCGTAGCGCTGTCAAGCTACAGCGTTGGCGATATGGTCAGGATAGATTATGAATACGGCGGAAAGAAACAGTACCTGTCTGTAGTGATAAGCTCGGTGGGAAAGGAAAGCTACAGTATGGACGGGTGTGTGTCGATTAACTTCGACACGAGTGCATACAGCGATACCTACTATTTTTATACGGAAAAGCGGAAGATGGACAAATTCATGGTGCCTAATATAAAGAATGCGGTCTTAAGCTGTCCGATACCGAAGATGGATTTTATAACAGAGCATAACAACAGGCTGTGGGGGTGTTCGTCGGCAAATCGTGAAATATACTGTTCAAAGCTCGGAAGTGCTACGGAGTGGGGAAGCTATGACGGCATCTCAACTGACGCATGGGCGGCAACGGTAGGCTCTGACGGGGATTTCACCGGAGTTTGCGTGTACGGGGGAGGCGTACTGTTCTTTAAAGAAAATGTCGTTCATATTGTCTACGGCACAAGAGCGTCAAACTTTACGCTAAGCACCGTAAAGCTGAGAGGTGTTCAGAAGGGCAGTGACGGCTCGCTGTGCATATCGGACGGACTGCTTTATTATAAGGCACCTGAGGGGATATTCAGCTTTAACGGCTCTGCATCGGTGAGGATCGACGCAAAGCTGGGTGATGATATTACCGATACGGCGGTGATGACGGCAAACGGAAGATATGTTGTTATGTGTGCGGCTGACAAAACGGTGTATTATTATGACAAGCGCTACTCGGCGTGGTACACAAGGCGGCTTGCGGATGTAATCTCGGCGCACGAGATAAACGGCAGGCTGTATGCCGTTACCCGTGACAGCAATAAAAAGATGAGGCTTGTAACGCTTGTCGGAAACGACAGCGGTTATACGGACAGTGACAGGAGCGAATTCTCTGCGGTCAGCGGCGAGCTTGGCAGGGGAAGTATATTCAGAATATATAAAAAGCTGAGAATGTCGCTGTATCACAAAAAGCAGGACAACGAAACGCTTGAGCTGTCGGCATATATAAGCACTGACGGCGGAGAATGGAGGACGGTATATGAGCTTTGCAGTGAAAAGGGGAATGGCGAAGAAATAGCTGTCGCTCCTGTAATACCGCTCAGATGCAGAAAGATAAAAATAAAGATATGCGGCGAAGTAAGCGGTGACGCTTATGCGACGCTGTACGGCATATATCTTGACAGTGAAAAGGGAAGTGAGATAAGTGGATAATCTGAATATAAGCTTTGCTCCCGATAAATCTGCGGAGGACAAAGGGCGGATAAATGCGGTAGAGGATTATCTGTCGCTACTTACCGAAAGGATAAAATTCTGTTTTAACGGCATTGATGAGAATATTGCACAGAAGTCTGACGGCAAAGAGGAAAAACAGCTTATTTACAGTACGATTGCAGGCGAAGTGGGACAACTCACCGCTACGGGCAAAAACTGTGAGATATTCAACGACTATGAAAATAATATCGCAAGCTCGCTTTACGCTCACGCCGAAGGAAGCGGCACGAAGGCAACGGCACCCGGTGCGCACGCAGAAGGGAACGGCACCACAGCAAGCAACTCATACGCACACGCTGAAGGGAGAGAAACAACTGCTTCAGGGGAGAGTTCGCACGCAGAAGGAAACAACACCACAGCAAGCGGTTATTGCAGCCATGCGGAAGGATACAATGCTACTGCAAGCGGCGGATACAGCCACGCAGAAGGGTATAATGCCGTAGCAAGCGGTTTTTACAGCCACGCAGGAGGAATAAACAGCGAAGCGAAAGCGGAAGCATCCTTCGCTCACGGCGAGCATGCGGTATCCAATTATCGAGGCGGTGCGGCTTTCGGCATCAGCAACAAGACCAAAGACGCACTTTTGGTTGTCGGAAACGGCTCGCCGGGAGGAAGTTACGAAAGCGATGCACTGGTGCTTGACGATGGCGGGAATCTGTGGGTGGCAGGCAGTATAAAGTGCGGCGGTGACAGCGGAGGTTATACCTTGTCGCCTGCGACAGCCGACACGCTCGGCGGAGTGATGATAGGCGATAACATATCGGTAACGGCTGACGGGGTTATCTCGGTGAATCTGTCGGCATATCTGAAAAACACGGATATAGCGGACTGGGCAAAAGCTGAAAGCAAGCCTGTGTATACAGCGGAAGAAGTCGGAGCGGCAGAGAAAAATCATACACATAATATGTCGGATATTACGGATATGCCCGAATGGACGAAAACCGAGAATAAGCCTGCGTATACGGCAAGCGAGGTTGGAGCGGCGACAGCGGCAGATATTACTGCGGCGGTGAATGCTGTCGAGATCGGCGGAAGAAATCTGCTGTATGACAGCACGGGGAACATCAAAAACGGCTGGAGCGGTAACACTATAATAACGGTTGATGGCGGAATATCAGGAAATAGCCTTGCAATATCCAGAACCGGCTATTCCGGCAATGCACGATATTTTGGCACGAGCAAGAGGCACTTTCTGACGGATTTCAGGGTCGGCACAAGCTACACGCTTTCGGCGTGGATAAAGGTCAGAAGCGATGTCGAGCTTGACGCAAGCGGCTATGTAATGGCAAGATTCCGTTCCGCTGATAATACGAAGCTGCATATTTTACCGCTTACCGTCAACAGCAAAACCAAAAAGGACGAGTGGCTCTACTGCGAAAAGACTTGGACGATAGACGACAGCGACATAGCGAAGCTCGAATGCGTGGCGCTTGCACTTGATAAAAACGGTATGATCGAGGCGTGCAACATCAAGCTCGAAAAAGGCACTAAGGCTACAGACTGGTCGCCTGCGGTCGAAGAGGATACGGAGCGTATCGCAAGCCTTGAAGCAAGAGTGGCGGCGCTTGAGGCTATGGCAGTATCGGGAGGTGAGGTATAATGTTGGATTTTGGCAGATGGATAGTCGAGGTTGCTGTGAACGGCGTTAAAAGCGGCAGTTTTGACAGGGCTTGGGCGGCTATGCAGCTTGGCAATCATTACAGCCGTGACAGAATCACGGCGGAGGATATTGCGAGGTTTGATGAGAAGATGAATGAGTATGAGGCAGAGATGAACGAGGCGGATAATACGGAAATTTACGAGGAGGTTATATGAGCGAAAAACAGAAAAACAAGGATAAGGACAGCGCTCCGGTATATAAGAGCGGATACGGCAACGCACTGAAAAACAATCTTGCAAAGGTTATGGAAAAGAAGAATTTCAGCTATGACGCAGATAAGGACAAGCTGTTCTCACAGTATAAGAACAGCTATGAAAAATCGGGCAGAACGGCTATGCGGGACACGATGGGGAATGCGGCATCGCTTACGGGCGGATATGGCAACAGCTATGCGGTCACTGCAGGTCAGCAGGCGTACAACAGCTATATGTCAAAGCTCAGCGATAAGATACCCGAACTTGAACAGAGGGCGTATGAACGTTATAAGGATGATGAGGAAAGTGCTTATAAACGGCTTAACACGCTTATAGGGCTTGAGAAGTCGGACTACGGAAGATACCGTGACAGCGTTGACGATTATAACACAAACAGGAATTTTGAATATAATAAAAGTAAGGACGCTCTGGCACAGCGTAATTTACAGGCACAGTTTGAACGGGATAATTACGAGAACGACAGGGATTATAACCGCAGGGTATATGAAAACAACAGGGATTATAACCGTAGGGTGAGCGAAAATGACAGGGATTATGCTCAGAAGGTGTATGACAGCGACCGCAATTATCAGATAAAACTGAACAGCTCGCTGAAAGACGCTGTGGAGAATGAGGAAACCGGCAGTACGAAATTTTCACCGAGCGACGCTTATGATTTTATCAGCAAGTACGGGGATAAAATCTACACGGACGAGGAATATATCGAGGCACTATATCAGCTTTACGGTGATAAGGAGGGCTTCTTTGACTGGGTGGAGCAGATGGAGATACCCGGTGACACAAAGGGCACAACGTATCTTGAGCTGTTGTATGAGATACATCCGGAGCTTAAGCCGACAACGTTTAAGAAAATGGGTATGCCTGATGACGAGCTTATAAGAAGAACCGCAACAGGCGGCGGAGCTACGCCTCCTCATTCCCAAAGCTTCTGGTGGTTGAATCAAGGGATGACAAAAAAGTAAAAAAGTCAAAGCAAAGGAGGGGAAATATGAGCAGGATACAGATAATTATAGACAGCATAGCAGGTGCTGTCGGAGCGGTGCTGGGATTTATGTACGGCGAGGTAAACGGCTTGTTCCGTGCGCTTATCGCTTTTATGATCCTGGATTATGTGAGCGGTGTGCTTGCGGCGATAGCGGAGAAGAAGCTGTCAAGTGCGGTAGGCTTCAAGGGGATAGCGAAAAAGCTGCTGATACTTGTGTTCCTGTCGGTAGGTCATATTGCAGACACATATGTGCTTGGCGGTGTGCCTGTCGCTATGACGGCGGTAATGCTTTTCTATATCGCTAACGAGGGAATCAGCATTGTCGAAAACGCATCGGCACTGGGACTGCCGGTGCCGCAGAAAATAAAGAATGTACTAAGGCAAATAAAAAGTAAAAGCGGGGAGGACGACAGTGAGAACAAAGGGCATTGATATAAGC